AATAAGGTGTAATTGACTAAATTAGTATATTTGTAACCACAACAACAATAACAGCGGTTGCACTCTTATTTTGTTGTGTAAAATAGTATATAATTGCCTAAATATCAACTAGCTTAATTATTACATTGCAAATATAATACTTTTTTGTATATTTGCAATGTATCAATAAATAAAAAATCATGGAACTATTATTAGAAAGAAAATGGTGTAAGCCTGATTATACTATAGGGCGTTTGTATATTGATGGTGAGTTTTTCAGTAATACGCTTGAAGATCGTGTTGTTGACGTGAATAAGAATGGAGTGTTTGATGGAAACGAGAAGAAGGTTTATGCTGAATCTGCTATTCCTTATGGAAGATACCAGGTTATATACAACTGGTCCCCAAAATTCGGGCGTAATATGCCAAGACTGTTGAATGTTCCTCATTTTGAGGGTATTCTTTTTCACGCTGGGAATACAGCAAAGGATTCTGCCGGATGCATCCTTGTAGGCAACAATACATCAAAAGGCAGACTTACCGAATCACGCTATACTTCTGACAAGTTGAACAAATTGATTGACGATGCGATAAAGCGTGGCGAACAGGTTTGGGTTACGATTAAGTAGTGTGTTATCTCATCAACTATGTGTTGAAGGAGTTACAGGAGCGATGTTTTTGTCGCTCCTTGTTTTTTAGTAATAATAGATTATGTACAGTGCTATACTATTCTCGCCAATTTCCCATCGGACGGTTTTCCACCAAACAGGTGATTGATGTATGCAAGACCTTTTTGTGTGCATAGAACAACCATCACGACAAAACCTGGGTGATTCTCTCTTGGAATAGGTTTTTCTTTCATCTCGAAATACCCAGCATCAATATATTTCTGTTTTGGTTCGTTCCTGTTAGCAAAGAATACTCCTGCTTCACGAAGTTTTTTGAACAAAGAGTTTCTCCCAAAAGGCAATCCAAGTATCTTGGCAGCCTGTCCTATATCACATTTGCCTTCCATCGCAAAGGCTTTGTCGGCAAAATCCGCTTTGGGCTGGAGCTTGGAATTTTGCTGTTCAAGACACTTAATCTTTTCCTCCGCAATCTCTATACGTTTCTGTAGAATCTGCTGGGAGCGCATCAAGATGTAATCATCATCCTTTAGTAGGGCTTCCCGTCTGTTGAACTCATTGATGAATCTTTCCTTAAACTCTCCGGCTTTTGCCCCAGTGTAGCCCATGACAAGGAAACTAAAACCGTCCTTTGTCATTTCATAAGCGGTCTGTTCTCGATTTCTACTATCGATGTAGGTAATAACGCCAAAATTGGCGGCATTAAAACTCGCTGAGCATGAAAGACTTTCAATGTCTCTGACTACTTTACTATGTTCTTTCCCGAACACTTCCGCAACAAGTAACGAAGTAGTCACATCGTTGCCGTTGCTGTTTTGAAATACTAATTCTGCCATAATCTGTGAACATTTAAGATTATAAGAAATTATATGTGGCAACTTTATCAAAAAGAAAGCGGTTGCACTTTACGCTGTTCACAGATGGCGCATTCGCTACGAGAGCAAATACTATAATCTTACGTAAAGGCAACCGCCAATATCCAATAAGGGCATAAAAAAAACATGTATGATATGGCAACTTAACCGCTTGCTTAACGTAACGAATGCAATCGTCATCTGTGAACGGTACAAAGTTACGCAAACTTTCCATACTACCAAACGAAAACAATATTTTTTTGAAAGCTGCGTCTGCAAAGTCTGCTTTCGGCTGTAGTTTTTCTATTTGTTTCTGCTGCTTTTTATTCTCCAAAGCCAATCGTTCTTTTTCCTCTTCGGCTTGTATTACCAGTGAGCTACTCATGCCTAAAGGCATGATTTTATTCCTGCTTCTTCCTGCCATTGCTTTTTATGACAGTCCACAGGCTTTACTTTCCCACGCTCCGTGGGTAGGGCTTTTAAACCAAAAGAATGTATGAACAAAAGCACTATTATCCCCTGCCTGAAGACAGGGGAATTCCCGCTTAATTCTTAATGCAAGCTCCTTTCGGGAAAGTTCATGCTTTGCCACTTTGTGAAACACTTGCCTATAAACCTCAAAAACTGGACGTACTTTGCGAGCAATAAAAAACTCCATACAGGAAACGGTAAGTTTGTATTCATTTGTAGGCCTTCCGCCTTTTTGGTTTTCCGCATTTTTGCGTAAAACTTGATAATCAATATTTTCTATAAGGTATTAAGGAACAAATTGACACCTAATGTTGTACAATTACTTCGTTTCATTTCCATACTTAGCGCAAAAATATACCTGTATTACTTTTTCGTCTATGTGTTGATAAACTGTGGTTATATCCCAAGGTCCATTTTCAATATGCGTTCTTTTGTTTAATACAAACGGGTTTACTTTCGCTAATGGGATAAATCTGTCTAGGAAGTCACATAGTTCTTTATCTTTTTCTATTTTTACAAGTTCATCATTAGTTTCTCCCGAAATGGATGTTATAGGACCTGCTCCATACTTTTTGAAACAATCATACGTGTTTCTTTCTACTGGACCCCATTGCCATGCCAAAAATGGATCTTTAATTAATGGTTCATGTCTTATTGCATAAGAAAATCCATGAGCAAAGTAAATCATGTTCAGAATAGACATATTTGTCACGGGTATGTTTTGCTCTATGCACTTTTTTACAAAATAGTCTGCAATAGCTAATCCTTTGTATTTTTGGTGGTATTCCATAATTGTTTTTCCAAATTAAATGCTATACGTTTTGACACAATTAATACCATAACGATTTGTAATGGTGTCCATTTGCTTCTTAATATCTTTTTAATTATGGCGAAATCGCCATAATTAAAAATAGGTAGGTATTAGGCAAGGGTATTACTTCCGTAACACCCTTGTTTTTTTTTTACATCAATCCAAGTACCATACCTACTGCTCCCCAGAATACATCTCTCCATTCGGGCACTCCTTGTCTAAGCCATTTATCGTATATTATTTCTTTTCCCACAAGAATGAATAAGGTTAGTGCTATTGCTGTCCATACGGAGAAAAACCATTGCGCCACGCTCACTACAAGTATTCCTGCAATGAGATGTTCCATTCCGTCAACTCTCAAATTGTTAAGGCAAATATAGTCTAATGCCCTTCTTATTTTTCTTAGTAAATTTGTAAATTTTCCCATAGTTTAGCTGTTATCGTTGTTATCGTTGTTATCGTTGTTTTCATTGTTTTCATTATTTTCCTCTATCACCCTAGCTTCCATATCGTTTAATCTTCTGTCTTGTTCGTCCATTCTATCATCTTCATTATTTGCAGAGAAGTCACTTTCTTCTCTTGCTGTCTGTAATGATATTATTCGGGAGTTCACAAGCTGAACGAGTGTATTGTTCCATTCAGAGAAGTCTATGTATGAGTATGGCTCTATGGTAGCGTTTATTCTTAGAGCGTTATAACCTGTTGCGTCACCTTCCATTACTCCTACATAGTATTTGAATATATTGGCCATGTCATTTATGGCTGTATTCATCATTTGTGCATCACTTCTCGCCCATTCCATTTCCGGCTCGTAATACATTGCCGTTGTTCCAGTAGGTCTGTCACCTGATGATGATTGCATTGGCGGAACAACACCGCTTCCGTCAAGTATCCCGTTGTATATGTTATCTATTTCGGTGAACAGTGAGTTTGAAGCGTCCATCTTACCCATGAACTGTGCATCATCTTCTGCTCCTACACGTAAAATGGAAGTTCCTCCCAATCCGTTTCTTTGAATGTTTATTCTTCCGTTAGTCTTGATAAGTAGCATTTGGAATGCCTGTCGTGTGTTGTATTCTCCTATCATTGACATTAAGAACTCGAAATCGTCTATCAAGTCCTGTACTGCCCCCCAAAATGGAAGTTCAAGCCGTAGATATACTACAGGTATAAATCCCAGGTTATGGAATTGATGCAGTTGTATGATATTTCCGTTTTCGTCAATATCCGTTGCTATATCTCCGTTGGAATCTAGTGTGTAAAACTCGTTTTTGGTCCATACATCGACAAGTGTGTCTGTATGCTCTTCTCCATCAGCCGAGATATATGTGGTTGTATATTCCCTTGCGAAAGCTATTCTTTCCCCTCTTCTGTTTTTATGTTCATACAGTATATCTCCTTTTGAGTAGCTGAAAGACCTGTATTTTATCTCGTCCTTATCCTTATATATATATATGGCAGCATCTCCTACCTTTCCGGCTTCGCTTATAAGTTCAAACTTGGCTGTTTCCATGAGAGAATCAGTCCAGTATTCCTTGTATGTTGTCAGCTTATCCCTGTTCTGCTGGTTTGACGCGCTTTTCTTTATCTGAAATTTAAGAGGATTGGTACACAGGTGTGATACCCTTTTCTTATGTATCATCCTTTGAAGAGGAAATGCTCGTCTTTGCAGTACGTATGGAGTTGATGCCAATTTCTTTTTTCTTTTCTGAGCACCTACATTCGCGCTTTCATCATCCGATGATGTGGCATCCTCGTCTGACGGGATACTGTCTTTCCAGTCGGGTCTGTTATGTATATAATGTCCTGATGTATCCCATTGCGCTAGGAAATCATCCTGTGACATATATTTGTATATCAAAGTGGAGCGTCTTGGCTTTTTCTTTGTTCCTCCACCTCTCCCATCGTCACATCTTGACGGAAGTGCCACTTTGAACGGTTCTTTTCGTAATAAAACGTCTAATTTTAAAATTTCCATAGGTAATTATAAATATTTTAATTCATCCATTATATCGTTAGGTATGTCAATCATTACATCGCATATATCAAAATATGTCCTGTATAAAAATGTTCCTTCTATCAAGTCGGGCGAGCATCCTACAATCTTTTTTGCCTCCTGTTTTTTCAGCAGTCTTAGTTTCCCGTTTTCCCTTTCCACGTCACGTCTTATTGCTCTTCTCTGATCCATCAGTGCTTCCCGTATTGTTTTGTTCACATACGGTTTGTCAAGAAGTTCCGGGTTTATACTGAATCCACAATATCCTAGGTTTGTTCCTTTTATACGTGTTACCATCTCATCGGCAAGCTGTGCCCTTAGATCGAAATAGAATCTTACAGGCTGATCATCCTTGCTTTTGTCTAGTCTTTTCGGAACGCCTCTAAGTATTGCCAGGCTTTCGGGGAATGCGTCACGAAATGTAGGTGCTCCAAGACCGTCAAATGCCAGTCTGTTTTCACCGATTCCCCATTTCCGTAGATTGTTTCTTACCCATCGGTTTAAATCCCTTGGCTTTAATGTGTTTGACCATTCTAGGTCTTGTAAGTGATGTCCTATGAAGTGCCCCATTACGCAAACGTCACCAAGACCATATGCTATATCCAGTGTAGCACATTCAAAGTAATCGTCAAACACGGGCTGTGATGAGAACATTTCCTCCATTTCGTCACGGGTTATCCACTCGTTTCCCCCTTTTATCAGCTTCCATGAACCTAATGCGTTTATGGATACTTCCTGTGCTGTCCCTCCAAGGTTTTTCTGATAGTCAGGATTGGAAGCCATAAGTATCTTGTTATCTTCCAGCCCGGAAGCTATAAAGGTTATACTCTTGATGTATCTTTTACAGTTTGTTTCGTCAATTTTGGTATTTTTACCGAATCTTGCGATGATATAATCTTTTGCCTGAGCAAATACTTCTTGTGGGCTGTCACCCCATGCTGTTTCATGTATAGTATCTCCATATTGAAAGAAATATCTTACTTTTCCCGATCTTTCTGGAATTGCTATTCCGTCATCGTCCACCCACCATGATACCAGTGCTCTCCAGAAATCGCTGTACGGATTTGGATTGCACGCGCCTATAAGACTTGTTCTTAGTCCTGATGATGAACGCAATACCGTTTGAAGGTAGTTTATGATAGGTTCTGTTGCCTGTGAGCACTCGTCTATCGCTACCTTGACAACATTACCACCTTGTTGTCTGTCCTTAAATTCGTTTACGCCTTTTTCTCCCGACAAGCAGGCATCACCGAAATAATCATATCGTATTTCACCTCCTGCGTCAAGTCTTGAAAGGCGTTTTGAATCAATATACTCACCATAAGGTTCAACCATCTTTGAAACCACTTTAAGAATACCGTCTGCTTTTTCTGCGGATGTCTTGTCCTTACGGAAAACAAGTGCGGAAAATGACGGGTGGTTGCATGAACTCAGTATATCCATTCCAAGGCATACGGATTTTCCTCCCCCACGATTCCCGTGAAGTATCTTTATCCCTGCCCTGTTCCTTAGAAATGCCTCCTGTGAACCTTTCTGTGGGGCAAGCATATTTACCTTGTACCCCTTGCTTCTTCTGTCCTCTATATATCTTTGGACGAAATCAAGGCTTTTATATGGTATGATTCCCCTCTTGCCATATCGTTTCAGCGATTTGACAACATCCTTAGTCTTTAATCCTCGGTATTTTAAGTCAATTTCTTCCATCGTTTTCTATGTATCCCGCAAATATAATATTTTTTTAAATATTTTTTTGCTTATACACATTTTTTAACTACATTTGCATCGGTAAGAGGTACTTACTGTGCGCAAAGGTCTTGTGCATAAATCACATAAAAAAAATAAATAGTATATGAATGGAAATGTAAAAGTCATTTTTGAAGGTATCAAGAATGCGTTGGGAGAAAGTAGCTCCGTTATTACAGATCGTACAATCGAACAGACAATTAATGAGTTCTCAGCGTTCGCACCGCAGGAAAATGCGGAAAAGTTCTGGAATGAAAGTGTTGTAAATCATTTAAAGAACACAGTGGCAGGTCAGGTAAGAGCGTTTGCGTCTGATAAGCGCAAAGAGTGGGATACAATCAAGGAACAGGAGATATCCAACTTGAAAAAAGAATGGGAAAAATCACATTCGGCACAACAACCGACACCAGCACCCGAACCGAAACCGACACCAGCACCCGAACCGAAACCGACACCAGCACCCGAACCGAAACCGTTTGAGTTGCCCGATGATGTCAAGGCTAAACTTGAAGAGTTTGAAAAGTTCAAGAAAGAGTTTGAAGCTAAAGAGCAGGAGGAAAAGCAGAAGCAGATTGTAACTGAAAAGCGCAAGAAGCTGTCTGATTTGATTAAACGCCCGGAAGCGGGTATGCCTAACGAGTTGTTGCGCAACATCATTTTTGAGAACATTCAGATTTCGCCCGAAGAGGAAGATACAAGCATTCTTCTGAAAATACAGGGAAAGTACAATGAAACGTGTACTAAATACACAAAGGATGGCATTAATCCTTTCATCTCTGACAAGGGTGGTTCTAGCGATGTAAAGTCATTCATAAATAGAAAGAGAGAAGAAGATAAGGCTAACAAGGAAAACAACATTGTCAGCCGATATTACAGTAAAATTAACAAATAGTTTTTTTAATTATGAAAGCAGGAGTTCTTGCAACAAGTTATAGTAAGATTGGTGGCGCAAGACATATCTTTTCTAATGATACGTCTTTGCACGTACTGTTGGTAGGATGTAACGTTCCAGTAGAACGTATGCCTACAGTTGGGAACAAACTTCCGGCTGGTACCATGATTAAATGTGATTCCTCAAAGCAGAATGGCGGTGACATTCACTATTCATTCAGAATATATGAGAAATCGGAATCGGGTACTACGGTAAAAGTTGAAAAAATCATGGGTAATACAGTTGCCAAGGTTGGTATGATTGTAGGTAAAGCACCTACTACTGCCGCAGGTACTACAACTGGTCTTACCATTAATGCTATTGATTCGTCAAATGACGAATATGATATCCTTACATTGTCCGCGGATGCAGGTAAATTGGAATTGACCGATATTTTGGTTGAAGTTACACAAGCTGGTGCTAGCGCAAAAATCAAGGTTATTCCCAATGCTATCCTGCCTTATGATGTTGACACCATTCCAGGTGCCACTCTCTATCCTTTCAATGGTGCATGGATGGTGACAAGTGAGATTTTGGAAAAACGCATTCCGCCCGTAGCTTCGGCAATCAAAAAGGCGATGAAGGATGATGAATCATATCCTTGCGTTTTCCGTTACACATTGTATAACTAATTAAATTTTTTCGTTTTATGCAAAGATCGACATTTAGTTTCTATGATTGGCATTTCTCTGGGGAGATGCAGGAACTTATGGATTATGCCAATCAGAAATTTGATAACGAAAACTGGAGAAGCTACGGAGATTGGGATGTTCCTCAGATGAGTAAATCATGGAACGTGATGGTTGACGAATACACACAGGCTACCCGTCCTGTAATGCTGGCTCCTTTGGCTGAAAAGCCTATCATGGATACTACGGGATTTGAATGGTATTCGGGTCGTATTCCTAAAATGGGTCACGCTATTCAGTTTATGGAAACCGATATCCAGGAGTTCTATGAACTTGACATTCCGCAGGGCGCATTGCTTGACAAGATCCGTGAGAAGTGGTACACAAAGATGGAAGCGTGTATTCAAGGTTTCCATACCGAGTTGAACTGTATGACTTATCAGGCTCTTTCTACAGGTATGCTTAACTATACAGCCAGTGGTACCAACTCAATTCCTGTTCAGATTGACTATCGTGTTCCTGCAAAACATAAGTTGAAAGCGTTGAAACAGAAATGGTTTAGCAATACAGACTGGACACCGAACGAGAACGCTGATCCTATTAAAGACCTTCAAAGAATGTGCAAGATTGCCGACAATGACGGTGTACCATACGATCATTTTGAAATGTCAAAGGATTTGTATGACAACTTCCTGATGCACCCGAAAGTGACAGCAGCAGTACAGGCACGTCTTGTTCCTGCCGCAGCATCTACTACAATCTATCCTATGAACAATCAGGAAATTGTTGATGTGCTGATGAAGGTATTCTCTATTCCTGTGATTATCCCTATTGAGGAAAAATCAAAATGGAACAAACTTGGCGTGATTGAGGAAGCCAAACCGTCTTTTGAAAAGAACACCGTTGTTCTTGTTCAGAGCGGTCAGTTCTTCCGTATCAAGAACTCACCGTCAATGTATTTGCAGGATACCAACCCGGCTGTACGTATTTCTTCTTTGGAAGGCGAACGTATCGCGTTCTTGCATCAGTATTCTTCCGAGCCGTATGCTGAGAAGAGTTCGGGTGAATTGTGGGCGTGTCCTGTGATGAAGAATCCGAACAACCTTATCATTATGAAGGTTGACGAACTGTCAAATACGGGATTGTAAAAAGTTGAACCATGAAGGTCATTATTGATATAAATGGCGAAGGCACAGCAAAGGGCGCAGGGGAGTATTTCATTGGAGATACTCTCACGCTCCAAGCTATTCCCGAAGAAAGTGTAGAGTTCGGATATTGGCTTATTGCTGACAATGAAACATTAAAGCCGGAAGATAGACTGAAAGTTTCGGATAATCCGTACACTATTCAGGTTACTCCTCAGATAACAGCAAAGGGTAACATGAAGGTGGAAGCATATTTCTATATGTCTATGCGTGAATATCTGAAAGCACAGATTGACTATGAGTTGAAAAACACATCGTATATCAGTGTTGCCCAGAAATGGGGATTCCGTTTGTCTGATGACAGTCGTGAAACGTCTGAGATGAAGAAGGATCTGGCTTATGCCGATTTGTTGCTCATTGTTTGTACTGCCCCTTCAACGATACAGGGAAAGACGAAGAAAGCCGGGAACTGGTCAATTACCGACACAAGCAAGACTATTTCTATCAATGACAAGAAAAGATTGGAGCAACGCGCAAAGGATTTATACGCCAAATGGGGTTTGAATTTGGATGTTGGAACTGATGTTGAAATAACTAGATTAAGATGGTAGTATGGGAAAGAGTATTTTAGGTGAGGATATGTTTCCTGATATGGTTAGAATTTATCAGAACAAGAACAGTTCGGATAAATATCATACCACCCCATATTGGGAGATGATATACGAAGGAAGGGCAAACATACAGGAAAAGGATACAGGTTCGGAAACGAATGATGTTGACAAATCCGAATATGCCGCCTACCTAGAAGATAACGATGTAACCATACCTTCCGGGTGTCTGTTGGATTGGCAGAATTTCAACCATCCGTTTTCGGACAACAGCAATAGTTGGCGTGAGATAAAGAAACCTCCATTTAACAATATGGAATTTGGTACGGTGATATACTTTAACCAAATAGAAAACTAGAATACTATGACAATCAATTGGACGGAAATAATACTTGCTTTGTTGGGTACTAATGGTATAACCCTTCTAACTTCAATGTTACTGTTTAAGCAGAAGAAGGAAAAGATGGAAACTGAAATTGATTCTTCTACTTTGGACAATCTTGAAAAAGGGTTTGCTATTCAGGGTGCTCAGTTGAAAAAGGCACAGGAAGAGATATTGAGTTATCAGCAATCTCTTCATGATGCTTATCAGAAGATACAGGAGCTTTATAATGAGATGAACAACATCAAAAACGAATTGAAATGCGCAAAAGATGATCGAGATTCATTAAAAAAGCAGATTGAGAAACTGAGTAAACCAGTAACAAGAAAGACAAGTACAAAAAATGCAGGCAAATAACAACGATAAAGTATTGAAAGAGTTTGGTAGTAATGTCCAGCTTGCTTTGGATGCTTCTATCATGCAGTTCATGGAAGATATCGCCACGAATATCATGGATGATATAAAAGACATGGAGGGATTTACCAACCAAACTTTCAATCTTGAAGATAGTTATGGCTGTGGCATTTACAAAGATGGAGTCCTAAAGAAGATTGTGTGGGCAAATGCAACGAAAGTTGCAAATGAACCTAGGAAACGTAACAATGTAGAATATTGGGGGCGTGAACTTGCCGAAGATTTCTTCAACAGTTACAAATCCGATGGTTCTGACAAATATGAACTGGTTGTCGCTGCTGTCATGTATTATGCCAAGTATGTGGAGAACTATCATTTGTTGAATGTTCTTTCAGATTCTTGGATTAAGACAAAGACAGATTTAAAAGGGGGTAAATATACTGTGGTTTTTAAGAAAATTGCAGCTAATATGTTAAACAAATATTTTAAGTGAAGTTATGGGCTACTTTAATCCTTCAACAATAAATACCACCTTGTACAATATTGTATTGGACAAGAAGATTGCTGACGATGTATATAAGGTGCAGCGTCCTGCAAGTGTTGATGATAAGGTAACTAGTTTTATTGTCGTAAACAACAATACAAGAATTGTCAGCAATACCGAGGGCGGCCCTTACGGTCACTTCGGGAAAGGCGAAACGATGGCTACGGTTACTCTATTTGTAAGGGCATTACCTGGAAACATATATCCGTCTGTCATGGATGCGTTGAGTGAGAAAATGGTAAAACTGTTCCCGCAAAAGGCTGTGCATCTTCATTTCAAGATATTTAATGTTTTACCACCAATGTTTGACGGGGTTGGGTTCTATTATATGTCCGTCCTGTTGAATGTTGACATTTCAAAGGATTAGCTGCATGAGAAACGTGAGAAAAAACAGTGGAGGCGCATCGGTAGATACGTTTTCAACAATTAACAATAACTTTTTAAATACAGAAAATAGAATGGCACGAGTAAATTTAGACACTAGCCCTGCTTACTTGAACGGGCAGTCGGCTGCTTTGACATTTGATGCGATTGAAATCACCGATAGTACTCAATATTCAAGTTTTAGGAATCCGAAGATTCTTCCGAATATTGAATCTGGTACTACGGAATCTGCTGGTACTGACGCTGACATTTCTGAAACAAAGAACGAGCAGGGTGCTACCGTATTCCAGAATATCACACCGGGTACTATGGCATTTACCTTTACAGGTATGTCTACATCAAAAGCTGCTTTCGCTTTCTTTACGCAAGGAAATGAAACAAAGGCTGAGTTGGAACTGAGTAGTTTGACTGACACCATTGACGCTTTTGGAAAAGGTGCTACTCAGAAGTTGAAAGCGTTTGGTGTAAGCTCATTCAAGCAGTTTGTACGTCCTATCGGTATTATCAACGGTACTGGTGACCGTATGATCTTCTTCCCGAAGGCATCATGGGCTGTCAGCTTCACAGGTGCTCCAAGTAACGCTGGATATCTTGGATTCTCCGTTACAGTGACAGCATTGGAAGTTAACACTCAGTATTTGAAAACCATGATGGTTCTCGAACTTGACAATTCGGGAACGGGTGCTTGATGTAGACGAGTGATGGATTATTAGCCGGGCATTTTGTCCGGCTTTTATTGTTTTTTAACTGTTTGTGTTTGATTTTTGTTAACCTTTGTTGTATTTTTGCTGTAAAAAATAACACCATGACAGATAAAGAATTGTCTGATAAATTAAAGCAAAAGGCTATAAGTCTTGGAGCTTGCGAAAAAGGATTGAACGAATGGGGTAACCTAGATAAATATGAATTATGCGAGATGTATATTAGATACATTGATTTCTGCCTGCTTAACAGATACCCGTCCAATGAAATATTAAAGAAGGAGTTTACAGGAGTTAGGGAGAAGTTTAATATTTTCGTGGATGATACCAACCTTTTCATAAGCAATCCTAAATGGTCTATTTTTAACGGCTCGTGTGATTGTGTTGTCACATTTGTCAATTTCGGTATAGGAGAAATGTATGTCAAGGATAACAGCCGTGTAAGTCTTGTTGCGCTTGATAACAGCATAGTTCATGTTTCTTTGATTGACGATGCCAAACTTGATATTGTATCGTCTAAATATACAAGGGTATTCGTTTATACAAATACTCCAAAGAACATATCAAAGGTAGATGTGAAAGGAAAATTAATGATAAAACCGTTCAAGTTAGTTTAAGAAAAATGGGAATATTCAACTGGAAGCAACCTGACTTAGATGATCAGATAAAGATGCAGAAGTTCGCCACTCATAAATACAAAGAGGTTATGGTTGGTGATAAAAAATTCAAGGTGCGTGGTCTTAGATTAGGCGCATATGACTATATTGTGGATAAATTGCTGATACGTGATATTATCAATCCAGATACGGCAAAAAAGGAAATGATTGCAATTATGAAAAATGATGCATCTATTCCGTACAAAGTTGCAGCGGCAGGAGTATTGAACAACTATTGGTTTTTTGAGATAATTCCTTTTGCAAGACGTATATACGCTTGGTGGTTAAGCAGGCACTATGACCATAAGGAACTAACTCCGTTGATAGAAGCCATCGTGGAGGGGGCTAATGTAAGTGATTTTTTTACAAATACAATCCGTTTAGCGTTCTTGATAGATACGACAGCGACATTAAGCAAGAAGGATGCCATGAAATTATCTCTCGATGCAAAATCGGCTCACGAGGATCTATCCAAAAAGATTTCCCCCAATTCAGAGGAGATTTAAGGCTATTCGGAGGATTGATGATAATCAAGGACTGGGCTTTGCTATGGAAATATTCATGGAGTTATATACAGGCAGTAATAATGGACCAGCCTAAACTTGATTATCATTTTGAAGAGAAAGTTAAGTTGTACAAGGCTTCTCTTACAGAAGATTTATATAAGGAAGCTAACAAGGATGCAAGTGGCTTTATATATAGGTTCAAAGAATCTAAACCTAAAGAAGAGCATCCCGATATATTACTAAAAGATGTTTTGCGATGATAACAAAATACGATCCTAAAATATATCCCCTTAAACTGTATGTTGCAGTGGGAGATGACCAACGGGAAAATGTGAAGAAAAAATTTTCCACTGATTTTGATATAAATCAGGATTTATTTAGTGACTGCAATGCAATGACGCTAATGGTTAGGGAAAGGAAAACAAGACATTTAGGAGTGTTGATATGGCTGTCAAGAGATGGATTAGGAATAAGGACTGTTTGCCATGAATCATCTCATTTTGTATGTAATGTATTTGATTATTGTGATATAGCAATGGGGTATCAAAATGGGCAGGATGAGCACTTTGCATACCTTATAGGTTGGTGTGCTGAGTGTGTAATGGATAGTGTTGCGAAATATTTAAAAAACAATAAACATTAACTACCCACAGGCTAAATACCTGTAGATGTTGATTAGACTAAGCACTTCGGGTGCTACGTTAGGAGAGAATATATAGTTACCAAGGGGTGTTTGCTCAAGCCTCTTGCTCTAAGGTCAAAACCTCTCCATAACATTGTCGATGAGCATTTAACGGAGAAATCCGACTTATAGTAAAAATGGTTTACGTAATTAACAAACAAGGACAAGCACTTATGCCAACCGAAAGGTTTGGTAAGGTGAGAAGGCTGTTAAAAAACAGTCTAGCCCATGTTGTGTGCCGTATTCCGTTCACAATTCAATTGGATTATGACACAACAGATTATACACAGCCCGTAAGTTTGGGTGTAGATGCTGGTAGCAAGCATATCGGTATATCGGCAACAACAAGTGAGAAGGAAATGTATGCAGCAGATGTGGAATTGAGAAACGATATTGTGGATAAGTTATCTACTCGTAGGGAACAAAGAAGAACCCGTAGGAGTAGGCTTCGTTATCGCAAGGCTCGTTTCAATAATAGGGTATCTTCCAAGCGTAAAGGTTGGCTGGCACCATCTGTTGAAAACAAAATTCAAACTCATTTGACTGTTGTTGAGAAGATACATAAGTTCCTACCGATAACTAATATCGTAGTTGAAACGGCTTCCTTTGATATACAGAAGATTAATAATCCAAGTATATCTGGCAGTGAATACCAACAAGGAGAACAACTTGATTTCTTCAATGTGCGTGAATACGTATTGTTTAGAGATAATCATACTTGCCAACATTGTAAGGGTAAGAGTAAGGATAAAGTATTGAATGTGCATCACATAGAGAGCAGAAAGACTGGAGGTGATAGTCCAAATAACTTGATTACCCTTTGCGAAACTTGCCATAAGGCATATCATAGAGGTGAGTTTGAATTAAATGTAAAGCGTGGAAAGTCATTTAGAGATGCCGCCTTTATGGGGATTATGCGATGGAGTTTCTATGATAGGATAAAGAATATCTATCCTGATGTAAGTATGACTTTTGGCTATATCACGAAGAATACCCGTATCACTAATAATCTCCCTAAAGATCATTATGTGGATGCAAGGTGTATCAGTGGTAATCCTGTGGCTAAACCTCTTGGATATTATTTCTATCAGAAGAAGGTGCGTTGTCAAAACAGACAAATACACAAAGCTAATTTCTTGAAAGGTGGTAGAAAGAAACTCAATCAAGCACCATTCTTAGTGAAAGGATTTAGGTTGTTTGATTTGGTTGAATATCAAAAGGATTTGTATTACATATTTGGAAGAAGAGATAGTGGTTTCTTTGATATTAGGAAATTGGACGGTACAAAAGTGAATAAAGGTTCTATCAATTGCAAGTATTTGCGGTTGGTAGATAAAAGAAAAAGTATATTAATTGAAAAGAGAATGCAAGTAAATTTATGAAGATTAATTTGTTTGTAAACGGAAATTTGGTGTGCGACCGAAGCAAAGCGAGGGAGCACAGAGGGGCTTTAGCCCGACAGAGGGGCTTTATGAGATAATAGCCTTAGATGGTAGTGATATACCAGAAGAGTTTGATTTGTCACAAGCTGTCATTATTGATGGTGATGTACGTGTGACGGGTAGTTTGACAATGGGCGGCAATATCGTCTGCAATAAATTTGTGGAGGTGTAGCCTATGGGTCATTCTAATGGTAAAATCACTGCTCCTATTAATTTGGGTGGTGATGTATATCCTACTCTAGGCATCGGTCCTACTAGTGACGGTTATGATTTGGGATATGCGTGCGCAAATACGCATGGGAAAATAAATAAATGGAGTAAATATAAACCTGTGAGGCAACCATACTTAGATTATCGTTCTGATTATTGGAAAGCTAATGATGGTTTATGTGGTCTAAGTGTAGTGGGATACATGTCGCTAGGAACGCTTAATAGCGGATTTCTAAAAGACCTTTTTAATGGCGTAGACTGGGGATATAATGCTCCTACTGGTGGAGATTCAGCACCTTATCGGATATTGGATTTCAACGGATATAATCATAATGCTATAGTTCCTTTTGGAGATGACGTTCCATCAGATGTATATTTGGACACATCTAATAATCTAGAAATACAACTTGAACAGACAACAAATGCTGATGATAACATTTTGCTATCCTATTTAAGCTATCAAGGAACTCCATTTTCTGAAATGTATGCAGGGGTAGGACTTTTACAAAATACTAGATACATTTTAGTAACATCTGAAAGTACGTTTACTGATTCAGTATCTATAAGATTATTAAATATAGGTGGTTATGTAGGTAAATGGAAAGTATCTTTTTTCTTGTCATCTAATAAAATAGGAGTAGATGATGAATTAAAACAAGGAATATACATACCTATTCCAGTAACACCAAAAACAATGACTATTCATGCAGCTGGATCTCTATACGTAATAGAAGCATTCGGTACATGGAACTCTTCTAATAACCAAATTACATACAACTTCATTATAACAAATAATAGTGGGTCATCTGTTACTATACGTGGTATAGTTCTTGTGTTAATGAGGACAAGAACAGTTCCAGAAGCTGGAGAAAATGCTGGTTCATTACTTACAGGACTTACTGCACAGGTTCCGGTAAAAGGAACATATAGATCATCTATGTATTCCTTTAATGTTAGTAGAGATTTTTCTTATGATTATTATATTGCAGCAAGAGCCACAGGGGTAAATACCACCTATAATATGGTTGAAGATTACGCTCCATAAATTTTATCAATCCCCAATAAAATAAGCCCGAAAGTTACACGAACTTTCGGGCTATTTTGTAACCTGAAAACAATATGAAACCGATACCTATGTATCCAAGATTGATTAGTATTTTTTGCCATTTAGACAATTCCTTTTCTACCTTTACTTCTACAATTTTCTCCACGGTTATTATCGAATCTTTCGTTACTACCGTTTCTTTTTCCAAGGATGGGATGCTGTCTTGTAGAAAGTCTTTCTTGTTTTTCAAACTATGAAAAAGCCTACCATCCGACATTATTTTAGCGTCTGATATGGCTAATGATGTTTCCAAGTGTGAGCTATCTTCAAATGTTGTATGTTGTATGTGTTCTGTTGGAAGAGTTATTATTTTTGATTGCCATACTACTCTTTCCGTTACTGTCGTGTTGTGGTCTACTATAGTTGTATTTGTCGAAGATGGAAGTAGCTTGCGTGAACAAGAACACGACAGTAACAAAAAAAATAGCAATATAGAAAACGGCTTATTCATCGACAAGATTTGTTGCGATAAGCGAGATAAATTCCTCCTTCGGTATTTCCAATGCTTCGGGAGAGTTCCATTTCACTTTAATTGCACCGTCAGTACCAATAAGTTCAATGATTTTAGCGAATCCTTCAAAAGCGAATTTTCTAGGCTTCATATCACATTCCTCTTTCATTTTCTCTTGGTATGCTTCGGAGTATGCTTTATTCAGCTCTTCTGTTTCCTTGTTGAAATCTTCTTCTGTCTTTCTGATTTCATCCGCTTCTTTCTTTTCCTCTTTTGTCGCATCTTCCTTTCCGTCAATCTCTCTCATGTGATTGATTTTCTGTGCGCGCTCGTCATATCCTTCCTTCTTTATTTCTTTAAGAACCTGTTGCATATCATCATCGAATGCTTTTGCAGCTTTGTCGTAAGCGACACGCATAAGCATGATTTTTGCTTTCAGTTCTGATGGAAGTTCCTTCCCTTCTAGTGATAAGGGGATATTCAAGAGAGTTAATCTCTTTAAAAACATTTCTTGGTTCGTCATTTTTCTTGCCTTTTTTAGATTGAAACTGATGAGATGCCTTTCGTGTTGATGTACTTTGTAACATCGGTTACGAAAGAGTTGATGATAGTAATGATAGCAATTTGTGCTTCCAAGTCGGGATGATCGTTGTAGTTGATTGCGATACCACCGTTCTGATTGAAATAGAATGTGGCGAGTTGGTTCTCTGATTCCAACGACTTCACCTCTCCGCCATCAAATGAATCAATGGTTTTTCCGTTTGATACGTTTACATTCGCATTCACCTTGTATTGTTTTTCCACATTAGCTTCATTGCTGAATGTTACGCTGGCTGAATTTACGCCAACGAGTGTTACTTTGTTTTCTTCTATAGCCATAGTTAAAAAAATTATTTTATTGCAAAGATAACATAATCGTTTTTTAAGTACCATTTTAAATATGTTAAAAAATACTAATGGATTTTTGTTTGTTGTAAATCATGCTCTTGTGCTTATTTTTGCTATTTTTGCAATAATTAAAAAACAATAACTATGGCTGATGTTGATTTAGGAGCATTAAAGTTTAAGATTGGGCTAGATGATTCCGGTCTTGACAAACAGATAAAGGATATACAGAAGAAGTTGCAGGACACCTTTAACCAGGAGATGTCCTTCAAGCCTATGTTGACCGATATAGGCAAAATGAATGACGAACTTAGCGAGGTTGTAGATAAGATAAACAAAGCGAATGAAAACGCATCCAAGGTAGGGAAAGGAAAGTCGAACAAGAAAATGGATATACTTGTTCAGATGGAAGAGTTGTCAAACAAGATTGTCGAAGCGACAAGGGAGTATGACAAGCTGGAAAAGACTTACCGTAACTTAGGCAATGCAGGCGGAGATAAGGGAATGGATACAAGAAAAGCCAATCTTGAAAGTCAGAAGAAAGTGATAGATGATCTTGTCGCTGAATTGAACAGATTGAAAACGGCATATTCCCTTACTGCTAACAGTGCGCCCAAATTGTCCATTTCCGATGAAAGAGAACTTAATCTTCTACGCCAGCAATACGAGATGGAGATTGCACGGACAAAAGAGATGGATAGACAAGCATCAAAGCAGGAACAGGCGAATAAAAAGATGCAGCAGACCAATCAGAAGTATCTACAATACCTTTCTGGTCAGTCTGGACTTGCCCTTGGTATGCCGGAGGGAAGTGCTGAGGACTTGAACAAGAAAATTGCTGCCATACAAAAACGCCTTGAACTATTGAATAAATTTAAGGTTGAAGTTCCTTTAAACAGCAATCAGATAACAAAGGCTGACGCTCTTATTCAAAAATTGCAGGGCAGATTGGAGAAGTTGCAATCATCTTTAAGAAAAACATCAACGCATGATTTGCTTAATATCAATCCGACATCTATCAATCAGGCTAACAATCTTATTTCTGAATTGACAAACAGGCGTAATGCGCTTAATACGACTGATGCAAACTATAACCGTACCCTTACTCTTCTAAACAGGAAGATACAGGAGCATAACAAGTTTGTAAACGAAGCCACATCCTATGGAACAAAGATGCAGCAGACCAATCAGAAAAATGCTGCAAGTTCAAAGGAATTTACCGAGGAACTGACAAAGCAGAGCAGAATGATGCGTGAGTTTGTCAATACGATAAAGACTTATGCCGGGTTCTACTTTTTCAGAGATATGTTTCAGGAACTTGTTGCTATCCGTGGAGAGTTCGAGTTGCAACAGGTATCATTACGTGCCATCATACAAGATGCAAGACGGGCTGACCAGATATTCAGTCAGATTAAGGGGCTTGCTGTAATATCTCCTTTCCAGTTCAGTGATTTGGTTGGATATACCAAACAGCTTGCAGCATTCCAGATACCTGTCAATGAATTGTACGGTACAATGAAAAGCCTTGCGGATGTTTCCGCAGGTCTTGGTGTGGATATGGGGCGTATCATCCTAGCTTATGGACAGATAAGAAGCGCAGGTGTGTTAAGGGGGCAGGAATTACGTCAGTTGACAGAAGCTGGTATTCCTGCATTGGACGCATTGAGAAAAAAACTGGAAGAAGTAAGAGGCGTGGCTCAAACTACTGATGATGTGTTCAACGCCATATCAACACGTCAGATTCCTTTCGAGTATATTCGGGAGATGTTTACCACAATGACGGAAGATGGTGGTATGTTCTACAAGATGCAGGAAATACAAGCCGCATCTTTGAAAGGTATGGTAAGTAACCTTGCCGATTCATACAAGATTATGATGAATGACATAGGCGAGGCGAATGATTCCGTTCTGAAAGGAATTGTGGGAAGCATAACCGATGCAATGAACAACTGGAGATATTTCTCTAAGGCAATAGAGGGCGTTGCTGTAGGATATGCCGCATTAAAGGGATTACAGCTAGCTAGAACAGCCATGCTAGGAAAAGAAGTTGTAGCAACAACTAATGCTATTAAGGCTGAGAAATTACGGGAAGCCCAGTTGCTTAAACAGGCTGCAATGTACAGAACGCTCACTACTGCCGAGAGGTGGAAGATAGCTACAGCATCCAAACTGTCTGCCGTAGAGATAGTTGCTGCCGTTAATTCGGGAAAGATGTCAGCAGAGATGGCAAAACGCATTCTTGCCACAAATATGCTGACACAGGCTGAACGGCATCTTCTTGTAACAGAACTTAAACTGACAGGTGCGGAAGCTGCAAGAATGTTGTCTATGACAAAAACGACAATGTTGATGAACAGATTCAAACTGGCAACATTCGGTTTGACAAATTCATTGAAAACATTGTGGCTTACAATAAAGGCTAATCCTCTTATGACAATACTTACCGTTGCAGGACTTGTAGCGGAAGCGTTTCATATCATGTCTGCACGTTCGGAAGAGTTCAATCAGAAGATAAAGGATAGTGCAAAGTCTTTCCGTGAATCATACAGTGATTTGCAAAAAGACCTTGACAAGATAAACTTCGATAAACTCACCCCGGAAAACCTTGAACAGCTTGACACGAAACAGTTGCAGTCGTATGAGGAAACACTTACTGGAGTATTGTCTAAATATGGCAATATGGGGCAGTATATAGTACAAAATAGCAAGAAAATAGATGATCAGAAATCTCGTGTTGAATATCTGCAAAAGTCGGCATCGGAACTAGAGCAGGTTTATAAACGTGCTGCCGAAAATGCGGATATAATGTTCAAGGCGGACAAGGCAACATCTACGGGCGTATTTGGTGATTCATTCTCTGATATGCTTAAAGATTACGAGAAATCATCCGTAAAACTCACTTCGGCAAGTAAGGATATAGAAGAGTTTCGTGGTCAGATAGTACAGGCATCCAAGGAAATTATAAACATGGGTAAGGGTACTAAGGAATGGAGAAACGAACTTACCGAACTGATAAACAAAGGGGCTTCGGCAGCTACTATTGTAGAGAAGATACGTTCTTTGGCTGAAACGTCAGGAGATGCACGGACATTTGAAATATTCAAGAACAAAGCCCATTTTGACAGTGAGGAATTGTTGAAGGAGTATGAGAAATTGAGGATGGGCATCACGGATGAAGTAAAAAAACTTGAATCATCCTTTAATTTATTTGCAAAATATACTGAGAAAAAACTTAAAGATGTATTTGGCAATATAGATGTAAAAAACCTTACTGATGAGCAACAGAAACAATTAAAGATACATCTTGATGAATTTGCAGTAGCTAATGAATTAGGGGAAAATGCTAGAAAGAAATTAAACGAACTGGCAAAAGAAAGATGGCGTATTCAATTTGAACTTGATGATAGGGAAGCCCAAGCAGGATTGACAGGATGGAAGAAATCTCTTGACGAGATTACAGGAAAAGCGTGGACTATAACAATCAAAACGTCAGATATAAAGACTGTAGAAGATTTCTTTAATGCCGTAAAAAAGGAATATAAGGATTCAAAAAGTACGATAGAAAACTATAAGAGAACTATTGATAAATTTACCAAAGAGGGAAAGCTGAAAAAAGTAGGTGATAAATACCAAATGACAGGATTGGTAGATCCCGAAGAACTTGAAACATTAAGACAAATAATAAGCGAGTTTAACGCTGCCAACGAGGCGATGTCAAAGGCTACGGGAACAGCAAAAAAATTCAACCTTGAACTGGAAAAGCAGAAGAAGGAAGGGAAAAAAAGAGATCCTCTTGCTGACCTTTGGAAAAACAGATTGTCATTGCTTGAATCCGCCTATTCCAAGTTCAAGGATTTGAGCATTAACATAGGTAAGGAAGAAGCCAAAAAGCAGATCGAAGCCATATACGGTTCACAGGCGTTAAAACTTGGCGTAGATATTGTATATGACAAACAGGCTATTGTTGACAGTTACAACAAGGCTGCAAAGGAATTGGAAACACGTGTCCCACAGGATGCGGTCAAGAACGCAAGGAAAGCTGCCGAATTGTCCTCTGAAATTTATGTTGAAGCAGCCAAGAAGGTGATGAAAAGAATTACGGATGAGTTTGACAGATACAGGAACAAGTATGACTTTTACAGTGACATACTTGGAATAACTGGTGATTCCGAACTTGCCTTAGACCTTGCCGTTCAGTTCAGTGGTGATACATCTACTATGGCTGAAAGTTTTGCAGCAGGGATATACAACAATCTGCAATCCGCATTGGCAGGAATGAATCTTGACCTTGGCGTTTCTGTCGTGCCCGACACATCTTCATTCACCTCAATGAACCAGTATATCAATCAGATACAGGAAGCCATTAAGGGGAATAAGAATATCGGAGAAGATCAGAAAGAGGTTATACAAGGAATGATTGACGCATGGAAAGGCTATTTCGGTGAGATGGCAAAGCAGTATGCGAATGACCTTGAAAAATATGGTGACTACTATACACAGGTTGATATTATCAGGGAGAATTACCGAAAAAGAATTGAAACGGCAAAGGGTATGGGCAACACTTCATTATCTTCCGCGTTGCAGAAAAGTGAAGAAATGGACTTGTTCAAGCTGACCACAGACTATCAGAACTTCTTCGGTGCTGTTGAAGCGATGTCTATGGAGGCTGCAAATACCGTAGCTGACAAGGTAAGGGAAATGCTCAACAGTGCGTTCAGGTCTGGTGCTATCAGCGCAAAGGAATACATGAAAGAACTTGAACGTGTGGACAAGCAGATAGAGAAGATGATGAAGAATAACCAGTCTGACTTGCAGACGTACATGAAAGAAGGTATTGAAGGTCTGTATAACAAGCGTTATGATGCAGGAAAGTCAAAGATGATGGCAGGCATGAATGATATGCAACAGGCTATGGCTGACATCGAAAATGCTTCCAAGGCATACGAGGACGCGATGAAGAATGGTGATGAAGAAGCTGCCAACGCTGCGTTGAGTGCCAAGTCGGAAGCCGAATCAAGATATAAGAGCGGACAGGAAGCTGTCAAGACTGGTAAAGGAATGATGGCTGCGGCACAGAACGCTTTACAGACGGTGAATCTTATCGACTTTATCATAACCAACATATACAATGCCATAAAAGCCATGCAGCAGATAATAGCATCTGTGTCCAACCTCATGGATTCTATGGGTAAGGATACTGACAGCGGTTTCATGCGTGAGATGAACCAGTTTTCGGAAGTTATGGGCGTTATGAATGAGGGAGTGAAGAAATCATGGGATTCATTCAAAAGCGGTGATTTTGCAGGTGCGATAGGTTCGGCTATATCCATGCCGCTTGATGTTATCGCTACGTTTAACAGACTGCATGACAAAAGGCTTCAAAAGCATATAGAAAACTTACAGTTTGAAGCTAAAAAACTGACCAATATCTATAATATGCTCGAAAAAGAATTTGATCACATTATAGACCCGGAAAGACTTGATGAGGTTACATCTCAACAGGTTTCCAACCTAAAAGAACAGTTGCAGATTCAAAAGGATATTCTTGCTTCCGAACAAAAAAAGAAAGATCCCGATAGAGAAAAGGTAGAAGAATACAAACAAACCATAAAGGAATTAGAGTACGAAATAGGATATTATTCAGAAACACTTGCCAGTGAGTTGTATAGTATTGACTTGAAAGGCTGGGCTAGTCAGATAGGTGACGCTCTTGTCGAAGCATGGCTGAAAGGAGAGGACGCAGCCAAGGCATACAAGGATACCGTAGCGGACGTTATGAGAGATGTTGTTAAAAGATGGGTTCAGCAGCAGTACATAGAAAAGGCAATGCAACAGGTACAGACTACATTATTTGGAGCGGACGGTAAAGGTGGTATGTTTGCGGACAACAAGATAGACAAGGATGAGCTTATAATACTAGGAAATGTCATGGGTTCATTGGAATCAGCCTTTGCGGAAGCCGGGGGTGTAGTCAATGAGATAAACAACGCCCTAGGCGGAATGCTTACCGAAACGGAAGAGAATGCGGAAGGTCTGTCCAATGCCATTGCAGGAGTTGACGAGAATACATTTAACCAGGCATTGGGGTATCTTAACGGGATGAGATACGAAATGGTTGTACAAAGCAATCTACTCCGTCAATTGGTATCGCTTAACGGTGGTTCGGCAGGAACGGGCGGAATAAACATGACAGTCATACAACTGGCACAGCTTGAAGTTCTCAAGCAACAGCTTGCCGCAACTATGGCGATAAAAACAGCACTCCTAAGTGTCGTTTCCATTGCCCCAAGGTCGGGAGGAAATGCGATAAAGGTTATAATTGACTAAAAACAAACGCCCTGCTAGCTTCACAGTTGGCAGGGCGTTCCAGTTTGATTATGAACAAAAAAAATCCAATCACTTGAGGTGCTTAGCGGAATCGAACCGCTGTTGTCGGTTTTGCAGACCGTTGACTAAACCACTCATCCAAAGCACCGATTGTGATGCAAATATAGAAAAATATTTTTTAAAGTTAGATGGTTTCTAAGACTATTTTTGTTATTTTTGCACTAATAAACAATGTACACGAATGGCTATAGCTAAATATTTTATAAAGAAAGGAAGCGATACGGCAAAGGATTTGTATGCTACATACAGGCTGTATATACTTGAAAGCAAGGGATTATGGGATTTGCCGACAAGAAAGGAAGCCTATGCCGAAAAATGGTATGACAAGAACGGTCAGAAGGTGTACGAACCTGTCACGCCTGTTTACCAGCCAACGGAAGGAAGCATAACATTTGCCGCTTTGGGAGATGTGGAAACGGTAAAGACTAATATCCGTTCGTTCTATTCATATATAACCAATGTGATACCTGCCACTCCCGGTATGCCATACGGTTCATCCTCTTTCTCTATATGGAATGATATATGGGGGGAATCGGCAAAGCAGGTGATAAGATGCACTGGTTTTGAAACAGGCGCAAAGATGAGTTATCAGGACGTTCAGGACTTGCAGAACCCGGATAAACTTGTGTCTGCTTATACATTTTCGTTAAATTTCAGTATTGACCAACCAACGCTTTAAAGACCAATGATTTTACAGATTAAAAGAGGAAATAGGGTTATTGCGGAGAGTGCTGATTTTTCATACAGCCCGTCTTTGCAGGAAGTGAGAAAATTGACTTGTGAAGTCGTTTCCGTTGTTCCGATAGAGTTCAAGGCATACAATTCAAAGAGCGAATCGGAATACGATACAGTCGTATATAACGGTAATACATTCATCCTGTACCAAGCCCCATCGGGAGATAATCTTAACGAAGCAGGAAAATACAAATACTCCCTTCTGTTTTACGGTAAGGAAGTATTGTTGCAGAATGTGGCATTCCTTGACATAGTAAGCGGAACAGGCGGTGAGATAAACAAGATAAGATACACACATGGCGGTCTGTTCCAGTTTTGGGGTGACGCAAAACAGCTTGCCGCACGTATAGAAGCAAATATAGAATCTTACAATGCGTCATTGGGTGCAGGATATACAGGCATTGGTACATGGACGCTTAATGTGGATGCAGAAGGCGAACTGACAGAGGATATGATTGACATAACCGATGGCACAAACCTGTTTGAAGCATTGAAGAACTTCTATGACAAGTTTTATCTCAATTATTACTTCTCAACGACAGCGAACGGTGGGATAATAACCATTACGGACAAGACAAGACCGTCCGTAAACTGGACATTCAAGCAGGGTGACGGTGGAGGTGCTGTAAAGGTTTCCTCTTCCGTAGACACAAGCACACCTGTTATAACCAGAATCATACCACAAGGCGGAAGCAGAAACGTTCCGCCCGAATACAAGAAAGACGCTAAGCCTGCCGATGAATCACGCTATTGCCCGTACATCCTTCTTCCGAATGATTCTGACGGGAATATAAGATATTATATTGACAGCGAATACGGATTGAAGAACTATGGTGTAAGAGGGAAAACCATATCAAACACGTTCAGTGGGATATACCCTTCCATCAGAGGAAAGAAACTTGGTGATTTGTACCCGTCAGGACTTCCCGAATGGGATACATACAAGGCGGACGGAGAACCAGATCCTCAATCGGGAAAGGTGGCAGGCGAGGGAGCGAGCGCAGCAACACGAATAGACAAGATTATCGGTTCTACTCCGATAAAGAGTGATGATAGTGACAGTTTCTTCATTTATATGACCTCTCCCGGATTCAACCTAGGGTACAAGGTATATGAGGACGGTGATTCATCCGACAAGATAAACGACAATGTGCAGCCCCAGTACAAGCCCCATGCTATGTTTGACAAGTACAGGGATTTTGAGAGTTTTGATATATATAGTACAAGGGCATATTATGACCAGCCTGTAAAGGCTACTGCATCATTCTCAGGGAAGATGCTTTTCAGTATATTACCTATAGGAAGTGATGCTGTAGGGAAAAAGGTGAAGATTAACCTACGTATGGTTTTAAACCGTGTATTGGGTCAGGCTTCTCCTTTGAAAGAGGTTGTTATCGGAGAGGAAGGTGCTACTGGTATGCTTGAAATACCTTACTACAAGACCGCTCTTGTAGGATATATAAAAAAAGGTCAGAATACGACAGTCACCATACGTGTTGAGTTCACGTTTGATTCTGATGTTCCTGTCGGAAGCTGTAAGATAGGCTTTAGTGAGGAAATGACCTGCAACATACATTTCGGTAATCAGGACGGTTCACAGGACAGGTTCTATTACAAATACGCTTCTGTGACGGATGCGGTGTTCAGTATGCGTACAGGAACTTATACAGGAACGGAATTTAAGATAAACAAAAACGGTATTATTCCTCTTTATGGTGAAGTAAACGGTGACACGGGGGAAACGGAAGAAGATGTTGCTATGTTCAACAAGGGAGCACGATATAAAATATCATGTTACAGAACAGATAGCGACAATGCCAAACTTCCCCTTTACACGGATGGTAAATCTCCTTCAATTGCAGCAGGCACGGAATTTGTCATTCTGAATATTGTCATGCCCGAATCGTATGTGACAATGGCTGAGAATACGCTTGAAAAGGCGGCTCTTGACTACTTGTCAAGATATGACCATGAGAACCGAACCGTTTCACTTGATATATCTAGCGGATTTGTCGCAGAGCATCCTAACCTTTTCATTGACTTCATAGAAGGAAATATGCTTAAGGTAAGGGATGATGGAATAGGCGTGTTCGATTTCTCTGATAACGGTCAGATAGTGGATATGCAGTTGCAGATACAGTCTTTGGAGATTAAATATTCCAAGGAAAATATGTTCCCGTCATATTCATGCACCATTGCAAGAAGAAAGATACTGTCTTTCTATGAACGGTTGGCACAGGAAAATCAAACGGCTTCAACGCAGAATACGACAAATGTAACATTAGGCGGAAGCGGAACGGGAAGCGGCGGTGGGAGTAGCAATATAACCAATGCCGATCATGCTAAATCCGCATACACACTAGACGATGATACCCCTGTGCTTAATTGGTTTTTGTCAGCACTGAATGACGATGAAGCGGAAGGTATAATCAATTTTCTTAAAGGTCTTAAGATATCCGGGAATCTGATAAACCGCATTGTGAAGCAGGGTGACAGGGATGTTACCTACACCGATGAAGACGTGATGAGCGCATTACGTGTAATGGTTGAGATAGAGAACAGTGTGGAGAAGATGAAAGAGATATTCTTGCGGAAGGACGTGGCGGATTCCACTAAGTTCCTTCTCAGCATGTTTGCCGGTGCTGTTTTCGGGAAGAATGGTTTTGCAAGCGGCTTGACCGGATTCGGAGCCAAGATATTCGATACAGGGCATGGAGAGTTTGAGAGCATGTTTATCCGCCGGTTCCTTGAAGTTCCCGAATTAAGATACAATCGTGTGATGGTCACGCTGGGCGACAAGTGGCGTGCGCCCGGAGCTGGTATTATAGAAACAGTAGATACAGGAACCAAAACATGTACACTTAAGCTGGAAGATGGTGAGATCGGAGCTGTCGCAGTAGGTGATATCTGTATGGGTATCTATCATAACATCACCGGGAACGCTACGGAGGATTACGACGATGGAAAGGGCAACAGACGTTTTGCCGGATTCTGTACGGTCTATTTCACGATTACAGAAGTTACAGGTGAAAGAAACGAAACATTTAAGTACCAGTTGCGTCCTACCTCTTCATCGTGGCCTTCTTCTTTCGACCCTTTTGAGATGATGACTTTCGTGGCATACGGCAGCTTCACTAATACGGAGCGCCAGACCTCAGTCTATGAAACAAGGACTTACACCCGTATGTTGTGGAAGCAGAATACATGGGAGATCTCCGCCGCCAATGTCGCCCTACAATATGGCGACCTTTCCAATCTGAATATATTCGGGTTGAACATGGATGGTTACTCCATGTATCTGAATAATATATATATGACAGGTATTATCAAGCAGATAAAGCCAGACGGAACACCTGTACAGACTTTGAATTTCCGTGAGGAAGGCTATATACCTGGCGTACATTACGATTACTACGACAGCTTGTCTTATAACGGAAGCATGTGGGCGTGTATCAATGAGGATGGTTCGTCTGCTGCACCGGGATCTAACGGCGATTGGCTGGAGATTGCTTCTAAAGGTGATACGGGAGCACCGGGGGCACCAGGAAAGGACGGTGTGAGCGTGACCAATAGCGGTCCGTGGTATTCCGGCTTGGTTGTTCCCAAAATGAGTATCGTTACAATGGGAGGAAGTTCGTTTCTTTCTAAAGTATCCACCACGAATCCTCCCTTATGGTGCTGGACAGACAATGCCGGTAATCGGTTTACTTTCAATGATGGTGGCTATTGCTTGACGGGTGAAATAAATACCGATGAATATGAACTTTTGGTTCAAAGCGGAAAGGACGGAAGCGATGGTACCAGTTATGAGAGGGTATTCATCCATACTACAACAGAGAGTAAACCTGCCACTCCTTCCACGTCACAGACGGACGATTATGTGCCTTCCGGCTGGCATGATGATCCTGTAGGTGTTTCCAGCTCTCTGCCTTATGAGTGGATCAGTGAGAGGGAGAAGAAAAACGGTATATGGAGTGAATTCAGTGCTCCTGCCCTTTGGGCGAAGTACGGATTTGATGGTGCTGACGGTGCTGAGGGCGTAGCCGGAACGAGCATCATTTGGAAAGGTGATTTTTCCTCCGCTCCTTCCAATCCTCAGAACGGGTGGGCATACAAGAATACCACTGATAAGAAATCATATGTATATCAGGATGGACAGTGGTATCAGATGACTATTGACGGAATTGATGGGAAGAACGGGAAAGACGGATTGAGTATTGTATGGAAAGGAGATCTCCAAACACCTCCTTCCAATCCTCAGACCAACTGGGCATACCGGGATACCAATAATGGTCGTGTATATATATGGAACGGAACAGCATGGGCATTGATGGTTGTGGACGGATCGGACGGTGCTGATGGTGCAGCCGGTTCTGACGGATTGAGCGTGTTTATAACTTATAATGACAGCACTTCCCAACCTTCTGTACCTACCGGGAACGGTACTACTGGAGGATGGCATACAAATGCGACAAGTACCGCCATATGGATGTCACAGAAGGTTGCTGCGTCCGCATCTGACGGAGCATGGGGTACACCGATAAAAATCAAAGGTGACAAGGGTGACGGTTACACCCAGATGGGGCAGTTTAGGACTGGTATGGTTGTTCCCAAGATGGGTGTCGTTTCGATGGGTGGCGGCTCTTATGTAGCCAAGGTATCCACTACCAATCCTCCCTTGTGGTGCTGGACGGACAATGCCGGCAATCGGTTTACTTACAATGATGGCGGCTATGTGCTTACGGGTGAGGTGAATACCGCAGAGTATGATGTATGGGCTGAGAAAGGTGATACCGGATCAAAAGGTGATAAAGGTGACAAGGGCGACAAAGGAGATCAGGGCGTACAAGGAATACAGGGATGTATCATACGGAGTTCAGAATGGGAAACCGGGGTGACGTATAGAAATGACGAATCCCTTACAAGCGGAATGCGATATATTGATATAGTAGCCAAGAAGAACACAAGTCCAAGTTCGTTATACGGATGGGATATGTATATGTGTAAGTCAACGCACACATCTTCATCATCGAATGGTCCGGGTAATACTACATATTGGACAGCAGTGAATGAAATGGTACCTATTTTCACAAGTCTTATTATTGCAAAAAATGCAAGTATTGATTTTGTCCAAGGCAACGAATTGATAATAAAGGATTCAAATAATAATGTTGTAGCCGGCCTTACAGGAGGAAGCAGCAAAGAAGCTGGTACAACACCTGTAAGGATATGGGCTGGAGGTAATGTTCCAGGAAACGCTCCGTTCCGTGTGGATCAGAATGGAAATCTTGTCGCAACGAAAGCGAATATCACGGGGACAATAACTGCCACAGGTGGCGTAATCGGTCCGTTCTCCATCGATTCGGGAGTATTGTCCTCAAAGATCCTTTATGAAAAGGAAACAAATAAATACGTCGGTTTCAACCTGTCTGCCGGACAAATTGAGTTTTATAACGAAAGGACATTTGCAAACGTAAGAATCGGGGGAAACACGCAGTTTGTCACCATTGAAGGGATTAAGTATGATGCTGGAATTGACATACAGAGTCCGAATGCCATGATCGGGATGCACATCAAGACCCTGAGCATTCCTCTGTTCGTGGAGGGGGGTAACATTTCCCTTCATCCGAACAATGACAGTTATGTGTCTCTTCATGGCATAGTTGGCAACTGGAGGAATATCTCTGTCAAAGCTTCATTGAACAACAACGATGATAATGTGATGTTTATTAATAGAGACAATATAGAAGTGACGCTTCCTCCGGATGTTCCGGGACATACTATATACTTCAAACGTATGAGCGGCGGAGTAAGATTGACAGGAGGACGGATCCTGCCTGCTCCCGGAGGACAGGAGGTGTCTTATATTGATTTGGATTTTGCATCCGGCTTCATTAAGTGTATGGGTAATTATTGGGTTATGTTTTATTGCGGATAATTTAAATATGGCACTGATATACAATCGGACACCACAGATAAAAGAGGAACTTTTATCTTAATGCTTAATTCACAAAAAAAAAATAACTCATAATATATATAAATTTAGGCATTTTATTCTTACCTTAGCACCAAAATAATTTTGATAACTTTTATAACTAAAAGTTATCAAAATTTATTTAGTGTAAGATCGTATATTAATACTTAAATATAAATTATGAAAATAGATTTTACAAAATTTCCTTGTTACACAGGGATAAAGAAGGATATCAGGGTTGAGATGGATATTGCGGAGTCATTGGCTAACGCCATATACACAAATGTTCCGGGCATAGCCGCCAGTTCTCTGGCTCATAAGATTTACTCTGGCAAGGGAGAAGTAGATTACGATGAACGGGAAATACGAATTATACGTGATTGTACACCGTTGTTTTCGGGAGTTTATGCGGATTCCATAAACGATTATTTGGACACAAAAGAAAAGGAGGAATCAAAATGAAAGAATTATGGCAATTAATCAAGATGCTGTTCTCAAGCAAGCCGGGTAATTTCGATAATCCTCAGATGCTTGCCATGAAGCATTATCCTTTCAAGGGATACCGTTTCATGATGTGGTGCGGACGGATGATTTACCGTATCGAGAACAAAGAGAATATAGAGAAGTACATGCAGACCTATGCGGGTAAGGAGAGTATGACGCACGAGACCATACACCTGCGCCAAGCACAGTTTGCCGGCTCATGGGTAAAATACTACTGGCGGTATTTTGTCGAGTGGGTTAAGGGAAACCCTATCTGCCATCCTGCGAGTTCGGCATATTATACCATCTCATACGAAATGGAGGCGTATGCCAACGAGAGCAATTTGGATTATCCCGTGAACTATGACGGAAGCAACCTTTCCCGGTACAAGATAAAAGGTGGCAGGAAGAAGCTGTACAAGTCGGTTGGAGGAACATCTAAAGCATGGATGGCTTATATAAAAACATTATAATAATTAGAAACATAGTAATAAATAATTAAAAAAATACGATTATGGCAGACAAAAAATTAAATGAAGTTCCGGTGGTAAGTGACATCGTAACTATTTTCGGAAAGAGATCAAATGGTGAAATTGTTCAAATAGATAAAAGCAACTTAGCAACACTTCTGGGAGGACTAATGAACAGTTTGAAGCTGTTCCCGTTTATGTCCAAAGGTATATTAAGTACAGACGAAGAGGTAAATAGTGCAACTACAAGCGGAATGTATCATGTATTCGGACGAGACGGAATTAGTGTTGTTTCAAATTATTCCATAATGATAGTTTTTAACGATGGACAAGGATATGTCATTCAAATGACATTCCGTCTAGGTGAGGATGTTGTTGGTTTCCGCCGTAATTATGATGGAAAATGGGGAGATTTTAGGTCTTTTGTATTGGCTTCTTAGAAACATGGCACCGCACATGGCGTTGTGCATATCAGGATCGGGTGGCACCGGCTTGTATCGGACCACCCGTTTTTTAATCATGTCAAAGATACGGTTCGCCAATCCCCCCAATCATTACTAAACCATTTCACTCTATATTTATAGATACTTCCGTTATAATTATATAATGTCTGAACACAACAGATATTAGGTTTGCCGATTACAACTAATACACAATTACGGACATATTCTAATTTTGAATTTTGTGATAGTAAGTATATTCCGCTATATTGCATAGAATCTAATTCGTCTTGAGATTCTATATATTTCTGATCTCTGAACCTTAACCACGTATCATTTATCCCTAACAGTCCTCCCAGGTCGGGGCTATGGCTTATTTTATGTAAAAGAAATGATTCTCCACGCTGACTTTACAAAATTATTAATATTACCTTTTCTAGTGGATATTTCTGCGCTGTCTATGTTTGGATAGAACACTTGTGTTATTTGATCACTGTCATTAAAAACGACAAGTGTTCCCCAATAAGTGCTAGGTCCATCAATCATGTTGTCTTGTATCTTATAGTAGCCAGTTTCGATCAAATCATTATAACTCCTATTTGTCATTATCCCTCTAAACATAAATGGGAATAACCCCAAACTATTCATCAGTTCTCCCAGCTCTGAAAAATCGTTATTTTTTTGTCAAGATATAGGGATTACTTTCAAATAAGAAGGAAGTGTTTCAACTGTTTTACTATCTAGGTCTATCGATTCTCTTGATTGAATAATAAATTCTGATCCATCTCCGTCTAGACCTATCAAGCCTAACCATAACTCATGCATATTTGTTTCTGGATTACGGCCAAGATACAATTTAACATTGTCGTTGTTGCCCAAAAATCTAGTAACAGAAATTGGTTCATCTCCTTTCCAGTCTATAGCTATTAATGATCCAAGATTGGATGCAGGAGAAGCGCCAAATATCAATGCGACATAATGATTGTACCAATATTTACTTTCAACTAATTTTGTGTATCCTTTAAAAAAACGTCTGACGAAACAATCATCAAGGATCTGACAAGGGCTAATCAGAAGTATTCTAAAAGTAGAAATGTAAAACAAAATCAAATAAAATCTCAAAAATTCCCGGAAAAATATCTCAGGCAGTAGAAATCTATAAAATCTATCTGTTTTATACTTGTTTTTCATACTTCGATCTATCTACCCTTTAATTTGTAAATAAAAAAATACAGAACCGTTTAATTTTAGGTATTAATATTAGGCAGGTAATTGTTTGGATAATTTTAGTAAAAAAAATATACTTCATAAATAGAACTTCCCCTTACCGTTTATCAGTAAGGGGGATTGTTTATTTCGTTTTCATTAGTTTTTCCTCAAACTCCGCAATGATACAGTCTGCATCCAATTCTCTAATACGGAAGAGAGGACTTCTGTTGCTTTTTCAACCGAAACATTGTCTGTTACTTTTCCACGACAATTAAATTCAGTATTTATCACTTCTGATTCCGAAGCTAAACTAATCCAACATAGACACGCTATTCCAAATTCATCTTGACATAAATCACGTAACGAACATTTTGAACAATCTTTATGTTTAGTTTCCTTTAATTCATGTAGCACTCCGTCTATTATTATTCCGTTTTTTACTTTCATATTCAATCTCCTTTCGTTCCAATATAAATTGCTCCAAGTATAACAAACGAGCATCCGCACAGAAATGCAAATATATGACTAACTATTGGGTTCATTTTATTCCTTTCAAAATATGACTAATTACATCTACTGTCCATCCGTTTCCTAACAGACCCATGCCTATATGTGGTTGTACCGACTTGGTGTATCCTTCGGGTACGGTCTGTAATCTTTCCGCTTCCGTAATATTTGGCGTTCTGAATCCTTTTTCTGGATTACAGTCGGGTGATTTGAATATAAGCGGTGTAAGTGATCTTTTATATCTTCTCAACAGTGATTCGGGGTTCTTGGCAAACCTGTTCCATGATTCAAGCATACACCATGACTTGTCTTTCTCCACATACCCGTCAGTAATGATGTCCTTGAACAGTATTCCCTTGTCCTTCCATGCGGGTATTTCCCAGTTGCACCAGTAGTATCTAGCTCTCATCTGCGCGGAGAAATCGGAACTGTTGATATACACGTAGTCTACTCCAAGATGTGACGAAATAAAATCAGCCCACTCGGATTTCATCTTCACGTTTTCAAGCAGGAATTTTATATTAGGATTGAACTGTCTGATATGGTTCAATATGTTGACATATTCAAAGAATAATCCCGAACGCTCGCCATCGAAGTTCAGTTTCTCCTTCCCTAACTGTGAGAAATCCTGGCATGGTGTTCCGCCAATCAGCAAATCAATATCTTCCCACTGTATATCCCATTTGTTCCAGTTTTTAATATCCCCCAATTCAATTATATCGGGGTAATTATCCAATGCAACCTTGATAGACGATTCGTTTATTTCGCTTGCGTAATACTTGTCTACTCTATATCCCATTCTCTCTAGTGCAATACGTCCGCAAGCTATCCCGTCACATAAACTTAGTACATTCATCGCTATATTTTTTTTTAATTTTCAGCAAATATACGACATAAATCCATATGCAACCAATACGTTTAACTTTTTTTTAACTATCTTTGCGATAATAGATAAAATTCATAATATGCAGTTTTCCATAGTACCAAAAATAGATGCCGAAATTATGTTTTCGGAAGATGACCTGTCCGTTTTCAGACAATCGACAGACGGGATGTATTTAATCCATACCGAGAAGGTTATGGAAGTGATGCCTATGACGTTACCTGAGGACGGAACGGAACATCCTTTCCCTTACGACACATACGACACTGGCACAAGAGAGTTTGAGAAGCTGCTTTTATCTGAGGAATGGGCTAAAATGGGAGAAATATGAGAAAGATAGGACTTTTTAATATAGGCAGGCTTGGGCTTGTCAAATCGGCAGGTACAGGAAAAACCGATATAAACAAGGTGATAGAAAAATGGATACCAAAACACATGGTGTTTTGGTATGATATGTCAAAGCCTGTGGATGTTTATACACAGAATTTTAATGATTGGCAAAATTATAACCCTAATTCTGTTAGTATAACCAACAATAAGATTGTGGTTAATGATTTGATAGACAATTTTAGAATAGCATCCATAGGAAAAGAAACAGAATCTTTTTCCGTATTTATAGAAGGTCTTGGTGATAAAAACTTAGTATATAGAGTGAAGTTGGATGAAAATAGTGATCAAATCACAAATATTAAGTTAAAAGACGGAGAAAATGTACTTCCTCATAGTTTTGCTACAACTGTTACTTTTATTGGAGTAAGTGGAGTAACTGATTACATAGGTCTTACCATTACCCAGCTCCCGTCAGGACAATCCGTTCCCACAAACGAGATACTAAAAACCAACCCTTATTTGCAGGATTTCAGTGGAAACAACAGACCGCTGAAACTGAACAATTTCCTGTTCGCTGCAATGAGCGGTGTGGGTGGGTATGACATTTCTAGTACCAATATTCTACCCGATAGAGCAAATGTTACTGTTACGGATAACAGGATTATACATATTACTAAGAAACTATCCACCACAGATAACATGGTAAACATAGTTCCGGCAAACTCTAACCCAACGCATAAGTTTAAGGTTACAGGTCTTTCTGATGGCAGACAAGTTAGTTTGGTAAACAGAAATGGCGGATTTTATACTTTTGACAACGGGGAACATGAGGTGACATTAACCTATCCCGAAGGAACCACTTCATTGTATAACGCCATAGGAGTTACAGGGGATATAGGAGATATGGACGTAACAATAGAGTTCCTGCCTAAATATCCCAACGCCCTAGTGACAGACGGAGTGGATGATTACGGTGTTGTGGAGAACTTGCAGCAGGGCGTTAAGGTGTTGTTTGTAACTATCAATCCGTTCATTGATGGAAAGTTTATCTATGACCAAAGACTGAATACTACTGAACCTTGGCTGTTTGCCGTATTCAATGACAAAGGTAGTATTGCTTATAATAGTAGGAACTCAAACGGCAAGACCTATATTGATGGAACACTGAATGAATCTACAATAGTTTCCGCTTTGTTAAACAAAAAGCAAATAATCACCATAGTAAACAATGATGTGACAGGTGATAAAACTAAAACTCCTGTATTCTTTAGCAATACTGACCATGATAGCGGATGGATTAGTTCAGCTTTCTACAACTCCATCGGTTTCGATTCAGTTCCCACCCAACAAACCGACGGATTCACCGAACAGGATTTGATTGACTACTATATACCAAAGGCTATCGTAACGATAACGGTGGTGGACGTATCCGGCTCACCCATACAGGATGCAACGGTCACGGTGGGAGGTGTACAGTACAAAACGTTGTCTGACGGTACAGTGAAAGTACGGGGTATGGCAAATGGCACGATGTCGCTGTCTGTAAAGAAAGACGGGTATATGCCGTTTTCTGACAATTCATGGAAGTTTGCTGATTCAAGGATAACACTGGAGGTTCTTCGGAATACCGTAATCACTGAAAATGGATACAGCATATTGCTTGAAAACGATGGTTTAATACTAACAGAATGAAAAAAAATGGAAGATAATCTTAAAATTTCACAGATGCCTCCCGTTGAGACCGCTACGGGAGAAGAGATGATACCATGTGTGACGGGAAGCCCTAAAGAGAACAAATCCGTCACGGTGTCCAAGATAAGACAAGGCATGGTAATGGACGAAAACTATGTGCATACAGACAATAACTTTACTACCCAGTTAAAAACCAAACTTGACGGGATAGAGAAAGGCGCACAGAAGAATACCGTCATAGGCGTGAAAGGTAATGCCGAACAGTCTTACAGGACAGGGAATGTCAATATAACGAAAGACAATATAGGTCTGTCAAATGTGGACAATACGTCCGATGCCGAAAAGCCCGTATCCACCGCACAGAAAGCAGCCCTAGACAAGAAGGTAGACAAGGTGGACGGCAAGGCGTTATCCACAAACGACTTTACCAATGACTACAAGTCGCTTCTCGAACAGATAAAGATGCAGCAGGGTAATATATATGGAGTGGAGATGAGAAGAGGACAGGCAGACCCAGCCTTTCAGACATGGATAGGAAAGGAAGAGTTCAAACAATCCCATCCTATCCTCAACTCGTTCCGTGTGGCAAAGGTAAAGGACGGTAAGGTGGTCGGATTTCTGGACCAGACCAATTTCTTCAAAATGGCTGATGGTAGCCCGTCAAAGATTGTTATTGACGGAACTGATGTAGAAGATGACGGAAGCGACATCATGTTTGTAAACACCAAGCCTTTCTGGATAATCAACGGAGGAACGGATGATACATACGAAAGAAGGCTAGTCAGTGACGCTCCGTTTACATACGGTGGCGATACGGCCATAGAGATAAAACCGTTCGGAATGAGTATCGGTTACTCCACGATAAAGGATGGGAAGCAGAGATCTATTTTTGACAACACGGTAAAAGGAACAACATCAGCAGGAAATCTAGGCGTGAATATAATGCAAGGAAACGGATGGCCTACGACAAACGTGTCACGTTTTGATTACGAGAAATACGCTAGGGCAAAGAATGCGGATATCACAAAGAACTATCCTTACGCCAATGCGTTCGCCCTTGACCTTGAAGTATGGTGCACGCTTCTGTTCATTAAGTTCAGAACAAAAGACCTACACGCACAGTCTGTTTGCGGAAAAGGAATATCATCCAACGATTCAGCCCCCGATGCGTCAAGCTGGGGGAAAATGACAGGCGTCAGATTCAAGAAGGCGGACGGTCAGACCTATGTGTATTACAAGATGAACGGGCAAGGATTTAAAGCATCAGAAACAGGAACTGCTTACAATTTTTCACAGCTTATAAACAACTACCATCCTTGCATGAAGATGTTTGAAGCGCAGCTTGCCATGTCATACGCAAAGGAACACAATGTCGCTCCCGACACCGAGTTTGAATATGAAAGCACAAAATACAAATACTACAACTTCCAAGGTCATAACGGATTGGCTGACGGGGAGATGTCGGGTATCGTAGCCAAGTTTGTCAATGCAACTGTAACTAGCGGATGGAGTATTCCTGACAATGCGGCAGTTACAAACCGTGAAATAGAGATATGCTTCACACAGCCTATCATTCGCGGACGTATTGCCGGGTGGGGAGATATATGGATGTGGTACAGTGGGATAGATTGTGTCATGCACGATTCTACATCCATAGACATCTATCAGACCTATGACGTGAACAATCTGACTACGGACAATGTAGCCACAGAAAAGAATCCTGGGGAATCTTACGGTTTTGAGAATACATATGAATTTGTCGGTTCTATGGCTAGAGGTGAAGGATACATAACGAAGAACTTTAAGAACTCTCTTATTGGAGAGGTCAAGGGAAGCAATCTTCACACGGGGGAATGCCATTACAACTGGTTTACGGGAAATGCAGGTTCGGGTAAGATTGGAAGGCGTGGTGTTTACTTTGGTGGTAAGTCGAACTACGTCTTTTGTTCTCTGCGGTTTGGTTCTGCGTACGATGCCCCTGCAGCTGCGAGCACGCACATTGGTGGCGGCTTTCGTTGTTCAATAACCCAAGCCTAATTTTTCACAAAGTGAAAAATCCCATTCCCAAAACTTGCAAAATATATTAATTATGTTTAAGTTTGCATAATAAAAATCTAACCAAATGCGTCAGCAAAGTGAAATAAGTCTGTCAAAGGCGGTTAGTTGAAAAAAGGCGGTCTGTAGAATGGTGGTGTTTACTTTGGTGGTAAGTCGAACAACGACAATTGTTCTCTGCGGAATGGTTATGCGAACAATGCCCCTGAAACTGCGAACACGAACATCGGTGGCAGCTAACGTGCTAAAAAAATTACTGCTATACAGAAGCCTCGTCAGGAAGATGAAAAATGTCAATACAACCCATTGTTTGAGGATGGGAACTTATTAGTACATTTACAGTTGTAGGTATATGGAAAGTTAGTTAGCTTTGGCTCAACGGACAAAGAAAAGCACGTAAGATGAAAAGATTGAATAATATTTTTGAAACGATAGGCAGTATGGATAACATTATCTCTGCTGCTGAAAAGGCAAAGAAAGGAAAGAGAAATCACAGGGGTGTGAGGGATTATGAGAAACATAAGGATGAATATCATCAGAATGTTTATCAGATGCTTAAAGACAAATCATACCATGTAAGCAAGTATGAGGTGATAGAGAAAGTGACTGATGCAGGAAAGATAAGGGAGATACACAAACTCCCGTTTTATCCGGACAGGATTATCCAGCACAGCCTTTTGATACCAATGATGGACAGATGGACAAAAAGCCTTACACTTGATTCATATAACTGTCTGCCCAAAAGGGGTATTACAAGTAAGGTTAAAAAGCACTCCCTTGTGAGAAAGATGAAACGGACATTGCTTGAAATGGACAAAAACGGGAAAATATACGTTTTGAAAATGGATATTAAGAAGTTTTATCCGTCCGTAAGGCACAGCGTTTACAAGAAGGCATACAGCAAAGATTTGAAAGACAGGGATGCGTTATGGCTTATGAATACGCTTAATTATAGCAATAAAGGTCTGGCTATTGGCAATCCTGACGCTCAGATAGGAAGCCATTTGGTATTAAGGTCTTTGGACCATGTTGTGAAGGAGCAGTTCAAAGTAAAGCATTATTTCAGATTTGCCGATGATATGGTGATATTATCCCATGATAAGAAACAGTTGCATGAATGGCTGTGGAGGATAAGAAATTACCTGTGGTATGAAAAGAAATTGGAGATGAAGAAAAATTACAGGATATTCCCCGTTTCAGAAGGAATAGATTTCGGTGGATTCGTCTTTACTCCTGGTCATACCAAAATAAGAAAGAGAATAAAGAAAAACTTTGCGTCAAAACGTAATAACCCAAAATCAATTACGAGTTATATGGGTATGTTGATGCACTGTGATTCTAAAAACTTAATTAATAAAGTTTTAGTTAATAATAATAGCCACATGACAAAGATTAGTGACTTAAATATAAGAGTGTCAAGAAAGTTTGACGGAAAGGATATAAAGATAGACAAACTTGTCGATGAGCATATAGACATTCTTGATTTTGATGTAAGACCATCTACAAAGAAGGACAATAGTACATGGGTAAGAATGCAGATACTGTTCAAAGGAGAAAAATGCTTTGTGAAAGGCGGATACGAAACATTAGGAGCATTCCTTTCCCAAGTAGACAAAAGCCTTTTACCATTGGAAGATGTTGTCATAAAATTCAATAGGGGTTATTATTTTGATGGAACATTAGATATTTAAACTATGGAAAGAGGTTTGATTTTTGACGAGAAGCCTGCCTTTATCTTTGATTTAGGCACTGGATATAGCAATGTTCATTTAAACATTGAACAAGTTGACGAACCCGAAACGGACGATATGGGAAATATTGTACAGGAAAAGTTCGTCAAAAAGTGGAAAGCCGATGTACAGCGTGTAAAGAACCCTGTATCATACGACAAAACGGTAGATGCCGCCATAAAGGATGAATTTCCCAACGGTGAGGAAGAAGCGGCTCTCAGAAAAGGTATTTTAAACAAACTTGACCCGGATTATGTAAAGCTGAACGAGTTTGCCGAAAGTGTGAAACAATCTTACTTGAAAGGATATGGAAAACAATGATAAACAACAGATAGGTGGGTATTTCTCCACCAAAAACGCTTCAAAGGATGAAGCGTTAAAAGGTATCGTAGCTGCAAGAATATCAGCATCGGAAGATGTAACCGACAAGGAATACACAGCATTGTCAAACCTTATAAGAGTAGCGACATCGGATGGATGCCGTATCTCATTGGTACAGGAAACGAAAAGCAGATCAAGCAGAATATCACCAACAGGAATGCTTCTCCCGGCAGGAACGGTGGAATATTTTTCAGTTACACCGGGAAGCAAGGTAAATATTACAGGGACAGCAAACATATCATCTATTGAGTAAGTCATGAGCATGAATTATAACACTATATTAGCTTCCTTACTTGACGGAATATCTCTAGCGTTGAAAAGCGGAAACTCAAATGTCAATGCCGATCAGTTTGAGTTTATCACTGATGCGATAAACAAATCTACTATTATACCGTCTTATTTCGATAGAGAAAATGCCATAAAGTATCTCGATGTGAGTGATACCGAGTTTGCAAGGCTTACATACAAAGGTACTAAATTTCATCCCGTACAACCGTTATTATCTCCCGTGAGAGTACAAGGAATGACAAAACCCGTTTATTTGAAAGAAACATTGGATGCTCTTAAAAACAACGGGCTTATACGTCCAAAGAAGTCAAGGGGTAAATACAAGACTAAAAACTAGACAACCTCATATGCGTACATTATAACACAATCATCTTTATTCTCCATATTAACCGCTTGGAAAATGTTTTCTTCATTATCCAAAGCGGTTATTTTATATGTTCCGTTCGTCAGATCAACAGTGTCACCTAATTTTATATAAGCATACTTGTTTCCACTAGGTATTAAATACGTAATCTTTATTGGATTATTATTCCATTTTTTTAATTCTTTCATCTTCAATTCCTCTATTTTAAAATTATTGCGCTAATATACGAATAGGAAAAACAACACACAAGCAAATAACTTATTTTAACAAGTTTAAACTATCTGAAACACAATAGGTTATACTGCGAAATTTTTATTTTTGTTTAGGCAATCCATGTTGTAAATTTACACTCGTAAAGATGAGTGCACAGTCTTTACGGGAGTTATAATACACACACATTAAATTACAATATTATGGGTTCAGACAAAATTTTATGTTCGACAATCCTGCCGCTGGAGAAAGCGCAGGTATTATGTCAATGATTCCTGCACTGTTGCAGAATAAAGGATTAGACCCCAATATGGTTGCTGCTCTTATGAGCAATAAAAACAATCAAGACGCTTGGGGTGGTGCTGGTTGTTGGTGGATCTGGATTATCCTGCTCTTCTTCCTGTGGGGTGGTAACGGATTCGGTAACGGGTTTGGCAATGGAGCAAACGGAATCCCTGCTCAATTGAACAATGAAGCAGGACGTGAATTGTTGATGAACGCTATTCAAGGAAACGGAACAGCTATCAATCAGTTGGCTAGTTCTTTGAACTGCTCTACTCAACAGTTGCAGAATGCTATCTGCCAAATTCAAGGACAGATTCAGCAAGTTGGTAATCAGGTAGGTCTTTCCTCTCAACAGATCATCAACTCAATTCAGTCCAATAGTGCAGCTATCGGTTCTCAGCTTGCTTCTTGCTGCTGCGATATCCGTACAGCTATTGAACGTCAAGGATGTGATAGCCGTTTGGCTACTGTAGAGCAGACCAATACTTTGACAAGCAATACAAACACTCAGTTTAACATTTTGTCAAGTAAGATAGACGCTCAAACTCAAATCATCCAAAGTGGATTCTGTGAGTTGGAAAAGAGAGAAATGCAACGTGAAATTCAGAACTTGCGCCAGGAAAACAGCAATTTGGCTTTGGCTGCTTCTCAACAGGCTCAGACTGCAAATATAGTTGGACAACTTAAGGCTCCGTGCCCGGTTCCATCCTATATAGTGCCTAACCCAAATTGCGGTTGTGGATATGGTTATCCGTTCATGGCTGGTTTTGGTGCAGGTTATGCTGCTGGTGACAACTGTGGTTGCAATTGCTAAAGTTTAGTTAAGAGTTCTTTGACTTATTGAATTGGGCTTCGTAATCGGATAAGTACATCCATTTATATCCTTTATGTTTATTCATCTGATTCAAACAACATTTAGAAATACTTTGATGTAAGAATCCATCGCATTCTGCATTTTTAATGGAACTGTAAATTTTGATATCATTACCCGTTAATGGTATTCTAACAATAGGACGAACATACATTTGTCCTCTATTACATCTTTCTTTATGTGATTTAGACATTTTTATTAAAGATAGTGGATTATTTTGATTTACTTTACGTGTACACCATCGAAGATTATCTTTACGGTTATTCTTTGTATTTGTGTCTATATGGTCTATACATGGATATTTATTTGGATTTGGTATAAACGCTTCTCCAACTAATCTGTGTACTCTAACATAACAGATTTTACCCATTTTAGATAAAGAGCATTTATAATATCCATTTTGATTTATAGATAGATGTATTAACTTAGGTTTTTTAAATCTATCTTTTCCGCCTCTACCAGGTAAAATAAATCTTCCCAATGAGATAACCCGTCCAAATGAAGAAACCATATATAATCCTTCATATCCGATTACGTCCTTCCAAATTTCTCCTTCCAAGGAGATGCTCTTAATAAATTCTTCGTTTGTCATTGCTAACTTATTTTAGTGATGCTAACATAAAAAAAAGAGGGAAGGGCGTTAGCGAACCCTTTTCAATAGGTTAATTACTCCTATCTATCCCGATGCAAATATAGTAAAATTCTAAAGAAAGGGAAAAGTTATGAGTTATTTTTTTAATCCTTATATGATGGGATATAACGCTAACCGTTTTAAAGGAGTACATAGACTTGACTTTGGAGGAATACCGTTTGTTAGGACATCTTCTGTAACGACAGATACGACAAATTCAGAGGTTATCTATGGTATTAACCCGTGTCTGTTCAGACGATTGCCAAATCAAGGTATTTTGCTTTTAAGCGTAAATCATGTTCCTGCTGCTGGGTCTGATGCGTATCTTGTTTCTGTAGCTACCACATTGACAAATACCACATCAACATCCACAAGCAAGGTTCCTTTGGTGAACGGTTCGGGAGATCAGATTCCGTCTAGTGAAATTTCACAAGGCAATAAATACTTTGTCTATTACGACAAATGTAATGGGATATTTCAAGTAGTTAATCATATCGTTGCACCTGCTACTGCCGCACAGGCTAGAAGCACTGTAAAATGATATTAAAAAGTTAGAATAAGTATGTTTCAATCAATACGACAAGGACAGCAGTTTTTCATATTGCATAAAGGGGAAAACCCAAGATGTGATGTGGGCACTGTGGTAAGTGTTTCAAATCCTGTTCCTAAATATCAGAACGGATATACAGCATATCCTCTTCCGCAAAATGAAATGGTTGTGGATGTGAAAGTTAAGGTTGGAGATGATACTCTTGATTTTCAAAAGTTGCCAGCCAATCTTAGTATAGCAGACTTTTCCCAAGTAGGCGGAAATGTGGTTGTATCGGAAAGCAAGGATGCCATCAATGCAGAGATAGAAGCAATGAAAATAAGTAGTGTAAGGGTTGTGGAATCTGTGGAATACCATCAGAAAGTAATCAAAAGCTGCGATGAGATGCTTACAGCGTTGAATCCTGCATTTGCCGAAAAGGCACAGCAGGACAAGGAGATGAAGGAACTTAAAGGTGAATTGTCACAGATAAAGGATATACTTGCACAACTTGCTGCTTCTGGTATCAAATTGCCTGACGTGCAACATACAAACAATAATAATAATAACAACAATAAAAAATAAACACTATGGGTTGGAAAGTATATGGAATGGGCCGTAGCTTTGAAGGTGAAGATATGGACCGGGAATTAGAAAAAGCGTATAAAGAAGGTTATCGTGACGCTATGGAGGAAATGGATGGACGTTACGGTGAGCGTGGAATGCGTAGAAGAATGGACGATGATGGGCGTATTTGGGATGATGATGATGAGTACGGAGAAAGACGCGGAGTCAAAGGTACTGGTCCTTACGCCAGACGTAGACGCTAATTAAATTGGTTTAAGCCCGTAGTGGTTTGCTACGGGCTATCTTTTTAAAAACAAAAGCTATGGAAAGAACGAGATTAGATGTATATGAGAAACTTCCTTCGGGAATGGAAAAATATCTTGCAGAACATGGATGGAATTTCTCAAAGAAATTGTGTGAATATGCCGTTTCAAAAATGAAAGACAGAAACGGTAACAAAATACACCCATATGACAAAGACCAAGTAGAAGCATTGATGAAGCAATTCAATGTTGAGTTGAAGAATGATGTGGAATACAACAAGGTTTATGTATTGAATATGGTACGTGCCGACTATATGGGTTCATCCATAGTCAATGAGCAATATGCCTGTATGTTTGTAAAAGACTATCTTGACGATGTTGACGGAAGCCCTACCCGTGCTCTTGACGAGTATTACGCAAAATGTATAGCTTGTGGAACACCTTTCTCTTGGGAGGATTATATCTGATTGCTATGGTACGACAAAGACTATACATTGAGGAATATGATTGGACGGTTGATGTATTCTATTCTGTGGATAAATACTCTTATTTAAGAGCGATATACAGACTGGAATATATTGGCTGTCCTTTTCATTTGCTGAACAGGATAACGGATAAGATAAAGACTGAAAAATACAATTACGGTGTAACGTATTCAAACAATAAGTGCACTGTAATTATTATCAGTCACAGTACGTCTGATGAAGAATTTATGAATACGCTGGAACATGAAAAACAACACATGATTGGTCATATAATTGATCATTATGGCATAAAGCCTTCATCAGAAGAAGCCGGATACCTTGCAGGATATGTAGGTGCTTTATTTACAAAGCCTATAAAAGACGAGATTTGCGATTGTTGTAAGAAAAAACTAAAATAAATCATTATGAAAAAGATTTTTATGGCTATGATTAGCGGAAAAAGCAAAGAAGAAGTATATGATATGCTTAACGATTCGGAAAAGGAAATCCTGTTCGGTATTGCTCAAAGCATGGGAATGACACGGGTGGAAAGAAGAAAAATGAAAAGAAAATACGAAAAGAGAAGATAGGCTAACTGCCTATCCTCTCTATTATTAGTTAAAACTTTTGTATAACTCAAGATTGTTGAAAACATAGCACTCTTTATCCTTGATTTGAGGATACATGTAAGAGGGAATATTCGCTATCTTTCGGGCATTTCCCCAGTATGATGTCCAGTCTTTTACGTTAAACAGAAGTTCCGGAGTATCATAGAACAGGTTCAGTTCTCCTGTTGTTTGTACATCTTCATCCCATTTGCCTTCGTCACGGGAGATATATAGTTTAAAATTATTCATATTTCATGTTAAAATAATGGTTAAGTCTACTCCTGTATTCAGGAAATTCGTCATACATGAATTTTAATGTTCTCATAGACATACATTCTTTCTGTACTCCCTTTTGGTTTAACTCGCAAAATTGCCTAAATGACATTTTCTTATAGAAACTGGGTTGGTTTACCCATCTTGCAATCTGCACATATATGTTTGACATGGGATGAAGAGCGTAATCCTTGTATCTCATGACATATCCAAGACATTTGTATCTCATAAGTATCTCTATCCTTTCAAACAGTTCAAGAATGTCTTTTATAAGCAACTCTCTGCTTGTACCGATTCCAAATCCGCAAAACAGATAAAGTTTGGTTGACTTGTCTGTAATGTTTCTCCATAAATCAAGTTTTCTTGAAATAACATCCTTGTCCTTTATATTGTCAAATGCAAATGTATAGTCACCGTAATATTTGCTCTTGGATAACATGGAAGCCCTGTTAGGAGTAAGAAGTCTTATGTCAAGACCCTGTTTGAACTGAAACTGTTTCCCGGTTGCTTGCAACTCTGTAAGGTCATCCTCCCATCCTGCATATCCAAGGAAATTATCATCAAGAAGTGATATTACCTTTCTGTCGCTGTCTAGGAAATTGGACAACTCCGAATATTTGAATACCTTGCTTTCGTTTCTGTTTACGCAAAACGGGCATTTTCTGAAACACCCCCTTGTAAGGAATCCTATGGAAAAATCGGTATAGGACGAATGATACGCCTTCAATTTACCTTTTCGCTTTATCGTTTCAATAAAGGAATCATATATATGATAATCGGGCATCTGTGTTCCCCATAACAAACCGTTAAACAGTTTTGTATTAGGAAGATCGTGCAAATCCTCATATCTTATATCATTGAAGCTGTTATCATGAGCATTTCCCATATACCATCCCGTTCCCACATACATCACACTTCCCTTATATCCATGTATGAAACTTGGTTCGTTTGTGGATGTAAACACCTTTGATACGGTAATAACATCATAGGAATCAATATTGTTTCCATCCATCAATAATTCCGTATGGATACCTTTTGATTTAAGGAACGCGGACATTTTCATTATGGCAAGATTGGGAAATGTGGTTCCGTTATCTAATAAATCCGCATCAATCAATCCTACTTTCATATAAGTTTTCTTTTTATAAGAGTGTTTTCTACTTCCATCCAATCAACGAAACATTTCTATTACTACTTTATTTTCCGAGTTCCCATCATCATGATGCACATCAGTAAAGTCAATGACGGAAAAATCATACAAATCTGGAATGTATTCAGTTTGGTAATCTCCTGTATTCATTACAATATTTATTTCAGCATCCTTATTGACAACTAACATTAGTTCGTCAATCATGTCTTGGACAGTAATTATTCTTTTCATTTTTATATCAATTTTAATGTTTCCTGTAAACCTGCTTCAAGTGTTTCTTCGTAGGTATCCCATTTTCCTCCGTCATTTGTTCCTTCATAAACAGAACTAGTTATATGAGTTCCATTGTCAGCTTTAGATATTTCGTATCCATAGCCACAAGCACAGTTATATACACATATATGAATATTTTTGGTTTCACGTAACCACTTCTGGGCAACGGATTGCGGAGGAAATTCTATATCTGTAAACATCCCTTTCTCTCTTAGCAGCTTCGCTGTTTCTAATGTTACAAGTTCTTCGGTCATAACTATTTCTTTTTTAATTCATTCAACACTTTCTTTACTAATTCATAACGTGGTAATTGCCAATCCTTCGCAATATCATCTATTTTATCGTCATAATGATTGTCGTAAACATACTGATTAAGTCTATCAATAAATCCATCATCGTCAAGTCCTTCATCGCAATCATCAAACATATCAAGTTCACAGGCTAACTTGGAACATTCACAGTGGGATACCCAGTCATAAACACAACCGTCATAAACATTGGTCTGTCTGTTGTATTTTTCTCCAACGGAAATTACTCCACCGCAAAAATTGCACCTGTGCTCTTTACGAGCGACAGGAGTTTTATCTCTTAACACTTTCATAGTTATTCTCCTTTCTTCTTTTCACATTCTTCACAATGCAGCTTGTAAGCATGGGCAAACATTCCTAGAGTAACAGGATCAAAGTGAAAATCGGACTGTTTATCTTCTATGACAACTGAAACACATAATTGTCCATCACAAAAGTCAATATACGCTTCACCACCTCCA